AGCGCTATGAAAAATCGTAAGCACCCTAGCAAGAACGATATCGAGAGGATTTGGTACAGTGATTCAAACGATGATTATCGCGGTGGCATCAGCTACGAACATTATAATCAAACAAGGTATCACGCGCTCAATCTACATAGCTTTTTCTCCAAAAGCACGGTCGAGTTTAGGTTATTCAACAGTACATTACATGCCGGAAAGATAAAAGCATATGTGCAGTTTTGCCTCGCTTTGTCAGCATGGTCCATTGAATCAGAAGGACGCACAGTTTTTAGAAATATATCCGGATACTCATCTGCTCAAAAGGCAACGCTGATGTATCATATATTAACGAACAGGCTTGGATTATACGGGGATGAATTTAAGACCTGCAGATATCATTTAATGAAGAGATTCAAAGGTAATGCAGCGGATAGAGTAGCTGCATGATCCGCAGAAAGGAGATTGTCGTGAAATTATATGTAGCATATGGAAGTAACTTAGATAAGAAACAGATGAAATACAGATGCCCCTTGGCGCGCCCGGTTCAATCCGGATATCTGGACAACTGGCAGTTAATATACCGCGGGAGCAAGACTGGAGCATACGCATCTATACGTTACAAAAAAGGATGTCGTGTTCCCGTTGGAATATGGGAAATTACCGCACATGACGAAAAATTCCTTGATATGTACGAGGGGTATCCAAGCTTTTATCAAAAGAAAAATATATATGTTCACCTCGAAGATGGCTCAAGAGTCAAAGCAATGGTATACATCATGCGCTCTGACGCAGCTCCGGGAGTCCCGTCCAAACAATACATGCGTACTATATTGCGCGGATACGCAGATTTCCACCTTGATGAAAATTATCTAATCGAATCTCTTATTCGGAATCAGGATGAAACGGGAAAAGAGAGGGCGTAACCCCTCTCTTCCTCATTTCTTGCTCGTGTCGTTGCAGCGACACTTTTCTTGCGTTTTTTGATTTCCACGCCTCGTATGAGTAATGTTAGATTCCCTGTTCGGTATCCGTACGATCAATTCGTCTAACTCACAGTCCAGTGCTTCGCATATCAGATCTAAATGCTCCAAGTTCACCCTGTCCGCGAGTTCGTGGTACAACTCATTGATTGTGTTCGGACGTATGCCGGTAGCTCGGGCAAGATCTGCCTGCGTCAGCCGCAACTCGCCAAGCTTTTTCGACAGTAAAATCTTTATCATTCGCCATTGCTCCTTCCGCTATAAATTACCATATAATGGTAGTTCATAGTGAGAAATGATAGATTATATCAAATTAGGTTATTGGAGCTTTGGCGAAAAAGTTATACTCTTTTTACATACTCCAGAGCAACCCAACCGGCTCCGCTCTTTAAGCGGCCCCATGTATACCCGCCGGCGCTCTTTGTCTCAACAATGGTATAGACGCCTTTCGGGCAGAATCCGTTCTTCCCGTAGTTCGTTCCCGGACCTTTTCTGATATACAGATCTGAAATGTTGACCTGTACCTTGAAGCTTCCAGATGAAGAGGATCCGCCGCCAGAGGAAGCCGCCGCCCCCTTATAAGTGCAGTATGCCTTATCGACATTGATCCATCCTGCCCCGGACTTTAATTTGCCCCATGAGCCGTTCTGAATTTCTGTGATCGTGTACACGCCCTTATCTTTGATGGATCCATTCGTTCCATAATTTGTTCCAGGACCTTTCCGAATATTGAGTTCCGAAACGTTGACCTTATACGTTCCGGTTTTATAAGAAGCGCCAGAAGCAGAGCCGCCGCCAGAAGAACTGCCTCCACCTGATGAGGCTCCAACATACGAGCAGTAGGCTGTACTGACGTTAATCCAACCAGCGCCTGATTTGAGCTTGCCCCAAGATCCGTTCTGGATTTCAGTAATTGTGTAAGTTCCTTTGTCGGTAATAACACCGTTGGTACCATAGTTTGTTCCAGGTCCTTTACGGATGTTGAGATCGCCGACATTGACTTTGTACATACCGGTCTTGTAGTTTCCTGAACCACCGCCTGTGCTTCCGCCACCGGTTGTTCCTCCGCCGGAACTCCCGCTCAGCTGTGCGGTTACACGGTTTGCCACATCGCCCAGCCTGGAGTACAGCCAATCCCCAGGACAGGATTTATTTGCAAACCAACGATGAACCGTCAATACCATTTCGTTTGATTTCGGACTGTAATTCAGGGCTGTGTTCTTATCCCCAAACCAGAGCAGCTTTGTCTTTCCGTTTCTCCGGCAGATGTCAACACACAGTGCGATCAGCTTCTCATACACTGCATTTGTCATGGCATACGGATGCGACATATCGCTTGCGCACTCAATCGTTACCGCTCTCTGATCGTTTGCATTACTGGAAGAACACCAACTTCTGTTGCATTCATCCACAACAAGCACGACTCTCCCATCCTTCCCGATGCCATAATTGCAGGAAGCCTGGACATTGGAACTATCAAAACATCCTCCAATAGATTCCGCCGAAAGCTGTCCTACTACACAATGGGGAGTAATCCGGTCGATCGCGTGCGTTCTGGCTCCGCTGTGATTAGGACTTTTGACTGTGCAATTTACTAAACTACTGTTACTCATACCTGTATCCTCCTTGTCATACTGTGTTAAATTCCATCTCTCAATCAGGCTGCAGAGTTTGTCCACATATGAAATATCCGTGGCATATCCGCCCGCCTTAATTATCTCCGCGGCTCTCCGGTAATCTTTCTCTCCAGACAGCCCCGCATATCTCTTCATGCTACCATTCATAGCACCATTCAAATAACACGAATGGTCTTTGATGCTCGTAAGAATATCCGGATACTTCCGGAAGTCTGCCGTGATAATGTATACCGTTCCATCCAGCTTCTGCTCATTGGTCTTCTTCGTATACTTGCTTACTCCATCCCATACGGAATCCCATGTATTTCCGGACAGAGAGCATTTCATTCCAAACAGATTATTTGCGTTGACCGCAAGTTCTGTGCTGCCGTATCCGGATTCCAAGCACGCCTGCGCCACGGTGATGGAAGCAAGGATCCCACTGGCTGCCATATCCTCACTCGCCAATGGTCCGATTTTCTCAACAAATTCTTTTTCTGTCATGTTTGCTCCTATCTAAAAAGGCGCACACGAACTAATATCCGATTCGCATACGCCTTTTCTTTGTTATTTTTGGGAATTATTTACTTTTCCATCGTCCAGAAGATCTTTAATTCCGTCAAACCATTTCTGCACTAAGTTCCTCAGTGCACTCTCCGGCACAAGCACCTGCAGCCATTTCGGGAGCAGACCTCTCGCCTGCTGGATAACCCACTCAAATTTCTGTTTACCGGTCCCGGATTCATTGTACATGTGCTCAGCCTTTAAAATAAGCTGATAGACATCTTCCCTGATTCCGTCAAGCCCTTTCTGCTTGATGTATTGAACCACAACTACGATCGTAACTATTACCAGAATTGCGAGAACAATAATCAGGATCGGTAACGGGATCTGTTTAATAAATTCTAATAATTCCATAAAAGCTCCTCCTTATAAAAAAGTGCATTCATCCGTACACTTTTGATACACGTTTTTTATGTTTCTAATTGCGAATACTACTTTGCTGTTCGGAAATTCGGGATGATCTCTGCAATAATCTTCATACTTGTCAATATCCTCGATTATCTGGTCGAAATGCTCCTTGCTGTGTTTTTCTCCATGCCGGATTTCATCGTCAAAGCGAAGGATCCTATATCTCCATGTGTAAGCCATCCCCTGATCAGATGAACATTGTAATTTGTCGATCTTTTTATCCAGATTACTGATCAGCTCATTTAGATTTTCCCGTATGTCGATACTCTGCTGATGCCATACCGGATACTGCTTCGCCTGATCAATAACCTCCTGGATCCGGTCGTTTTTTTCCTTTTCATCAAGTGCCTTTTTCGATATATAAGTCGTGACTTTTTTGTATACCATCACCAGAAAAACAATCGCCGAAATGACAATTACTGCCTGTCCAACACTGATATTCCCGAAAGACTGTATAAAATGTTCTATCATCATTCTTTCTCCTGTCAGGTTTTGCATGTTCCGGTTGCTCTCTCATTCGGCTCTGCCCTTATTGGGTTCATTCAACTTCCTCCTTCCCAAATAAAAAAGACCGAAAAACGGTCTTTGAAAACATAAAAAGGGCTGGCGCCCTTTTTATAAATCTGATTCTTTAATTTCATTATATCTTTCCAATGCTGCCTTAGCCAGATCAGTTCCTTGAATCTGAGAAGTATTTTCTTCGGTAAATCCATATAAATTTCTCATATGCGCAATTTCATATGATTGCTTTCTTATTATTTCTGACAACTGGCGTATGGCTTCATCTTGTTTCTCGACCATATCAATATATAGATCAAGAAGTTCCAATAGCTTACTCTCGTCCATTATTTAGTTTGCCTCCTTCGGGTTATGCGTAAGCACAAAATCGCTAAAGATCTTTGTTTTAAGAGCTTCGCAGTCACAGTGCTTCATAAGAGACATATAGCTCATAACCGTGTCATTTGCCTTCTCAAATGACATTTCATAATTTCGATAATCCTCCTGCACTTTTTTCAGCCTCCGCTTCATCCTAAGACTGGTTGATTTTCTCAGTCTGACTTTGTGCGGCCAAATACGGTATCCGACAAACTCCATTCCTTGATTTATAGGTCGAATTGCCGTCTTATTATTTAATCGCAGATGTAATACATCTGATAAAAACTCAGAAAACTCTTTTTTATATTTATGGAGAACCGATTTGTCCGGGTGCAGGATCACTGTATCGTCCATTAGCCGTATATATTTCTTTATACCGAATGTTCTCTTTGCAAGCTGATCAAGTTGGTCAAGATACATGTTTCCATACATATGGGATAGTCCGCCACCGATTGTAATTCCGACATCCCATAGTAAATCTTCTTCAGCAACTTCCATAGGATTTTTTACCCCTAATGGAAGTCCGAAAGGACTAGAGGCTTCACAAATATAGTGTTCCAATAACCTAACCGTTTTTTTATCCCCTATTTTCTTTTTGATGATATTCATCAGGATATCGTGGTCAATCCTATAAAAGAATTTCTCTACGTCCATTTTCAGGTAATACCAATTTTCTCCGCTATCGGCTGCCTGATCCACCCATGATGCCAGCCGTTTCATTGCATTTACCTGTCCCCTCCCTTTGATACATGCATATGTATCTGATATAAAACCTTTACATAATATCGGATTCAGAACATCATACGCCGCCCTTTGTATGATTTTGGTGGTATAATCGGCTGATATAATCCTTCGCAACTTAGGCTCATATACATAAAACGAGTAGTACCGGTCCGGAGGAAAACGAAGGTTACTAATGGCTTCTGAAATGCGGTATATATTATCTTCGAGGTTCGCCCAAAAACTCAATTCCGCTTTTCCATATCTTCTCCCTTTTCTGACGTTCCTTTCTGCTTGTAGCAATGTTTCAAAGGAACAGATATCTGAAAAAACATTTCTAATCGACATATTAACTTCCTGTAAAGCACTGCGGATTTCTCAATATCGATACTCTCGGCTTGTGCTGAATAGTTTTTTTTGCTATCGCAACGGAAACAGGATCCTTTACCCTTCTGTACTGGATATAAACCCTTGGGTTTATAACATCTGACCACGAAGGTAGAGCGGAGCGGAAGCCGACGTTGGAGTTGGAGTTCGAGCGGGGATTGTTCAGATTGACGTTGAAGACGCCGGCGTTGGAGCCATTGTTCCACCTGCCCCCGCATAACGGCAGCCGCTGCATCCTGCTCCCAAATGAGGTCAGTCTTTTTTACTACTTTTAATCCATCCTCCGACCATTCGGCCAAGTTCTACCGACTTTGCGCTCCAAATCTCATATTTTTTGGGTGGCAGAAATTTCAAATTATACGAGAGGCGTAAATAAGCCTTTAATTTCATAATTTCTACATCCAATTCTTGAAGCGTTGTTTTTTTATAATATTTTTTATTTGCTTCGATTATCTTTTCCAAAATCTTATGCATACAGCGTTTTATATCCACTACAAGAGCGAATTTCTCAGCTTTAGGATACTGCGCCAGAGCAGTATATCCATATTCCATCATTTCAAATGCTTTCTGCAATATAATGAGATCTTCCATTAGGAACCTCCGATAGACCAACTTCCTTTCGATATTATCATATTTTAATCTTTTTCATCTGATATAGTTATTTTATATCGTATTCCGTTATTGTGTAGGGCCTGATAATACCCTCCCACTACCGTGGGAGGGTGCAGAACACAGTGCAACAGATTACAGATCTACAAAAGCGGAGCGGAAGCCGACGTCGGAGCCGGAGCTCGAGCGGGGATTGTACAGATAGACGGTGAAGACGCCGGCGGTGGAGCCATTGTACCACCCGCCCCCGCATAACGGCAGCCGCTCTCCCGTGGTATTCAAGTAATGATAATCTCCGCCGTAGTCTCCGCCAGGTTCATCCGGGTACAGCAACAGGGCTTTTGCCAGTTCCGGTGCTGCGCTCAAGCCAGATACCAGAGTCATATCCTTGTACTGTCCTCCATTTCCCTGATCCGTGGTGTATGTAACAGCGCCATTGGTTAACTGGATCTTGCTGGATACCCAATCCCATTTAAGGGTATCTGCAGATCCGGGATCAACAAGAGTTCCATCTGATTTAATTGCTTTCCATTCAGTAGACTGAGCCCCCATATTCGTTTCGGCCAGCATGCTGTTGGCATATGGGATAATCTGGATTTCTCCATCCTTCAGGCGCATACCGGCGCACCATTCCCATACGTTTCCGTTCAAATCAAAAATTCCGTCAGGCATCCAGTTATGGCTCCATGTGTTAGGTCCAGATCCGGTAGCGCACCTTGCAGGCTCTCCATTATGGTCTCCAGATGTTTCGTAACTTGTAGGGATTCCTTTCTCATGGGGGTAAGAAACATCTTTACCATAGTTATTGTTTCCTCTCGGCATGGTTCCGTTTTTCCGGCACCACAGAGCAATCGCACTCCAAAGGGAATACGGAACTAGGCTCCACCCATTTCCTTTGTTTCGGCAGTAGGTAAGAGCCTGATCGAAAGTGGTATATGTTTTCGGATCACGCATCGGAAGACTATATGCGCGCTCATTCAAGACGATACTCTGATACTTCCCAACATAAATTTTATCTTTGTCTACTCCGCCTACTTTAAATCCTGGATGAATGTTCTGACTGCCTCCGTCCATGATCTCCGAAATATTCATTTTCGGAAATGGAACCATTACAGATGGCATTTCCATGTCATCAAAAAGGACGGTATTCTTACCGCCCGACATCGCTTCTATCGCTAATTTAAAATCATCAAAATTCGGCATTATTTAAACCTCCATTTCCCATAATCTAAGTTCACACTTTTCAATATCAAAAGGAACCGGCTCCCTGCTCGTAATTGTCTGGGATTCGGTTCCTTCTTCTGACTCTGGATTGTAATCCGGATTTTCCGACTCAGTTTCGATATACTCCCTTGCCGGCACAACAAGCTGTGCTACATATATTTCACCGCTTGAGGCCCCCATCACCAGAGCGCCGGTGTAATCCTGGCAAATATCGATAACCACTTCGTAGTCTCTCTCCTTTTTGGATGCGTCAAACATCAGATCTCCATCATTGAAGCTGATAATCTTCCCCATGACCTCATAGGGGATAAAATTTGTGCCGTCCTCCGGCAGATGCGTTACTTTCATCATAAATACCTCCTTCTGTTCTGAGCCATGTTTACTGCTTCTCTGGTACGGGCCGCTGCGATCTCCGCCGCTTCCCTCATGGACGGATCGCGTCGATCAACTCCATAGCTCCTCATTACATGTTCTTCTTCTTTTCTGCGATCATCATTTTTGACAATAATATTCGCCATTTTAAATGCCTCCTCTCACATAGCAGTTTACAATCACCTGGCTTGCAGAACCGGTATAAGCGATTTTGAAGCCATTCAGAAGTTTGTCGCTGAATTCAAACTCTCCAACAGCGCCTCCCGTCACGCTGACTACTTCGCATTCAACCGTATAATCCATGTTGTTCCTCTGATTAGAAAGCTGCACGGTTTTTTTAGAATTATTGTGTGGATACTGCTGAGAATTTGTCAGCGTAACCTGTATTTTTTCTCCCGTAATCGCAGCAAGATCACGATTGACCTGGAGAAGTTCGCGAGCATTTTCCGATGCCATAAGCATTGCTTCAAATGCAGCCAGGTCCATAATATTGAAATTTGTCGCATTCTGAGGAGTTCCTTGTTGTTCTACTTTTCCCGGAGACGGTGTATGTTGCACAAGCCCTCCGCCCAAATCCTGTTCCTCAAACCTGCCGGGATACTGAACCACATGATCTTTCCAGTTCACAAGTTCTCGCATTATTCTTCAACCTCCCTTTCACTGATTTCCAACTGGCAGACATAATAAAAGCCCTCTGCAACAGAATTCATTTCTAAGGATTCCTGTTTAGAGAGCCATAAGTCATTATTTGTGTCATACAATTGGATTTCTGTAACAGTAGCGGCGCCTGTGGTAGCTGCTTCGATCTTAAATCGGACTTCCACAATCCCGTCTTCCGTTACATTCACCGATTCGATCTTCGTCTTGTGATAAGTCGAACCGACTTTGTACTTCGCATAGGCAATCGTACGTTTCGTGTAATCGCGATATCCCTGGATTGCCTTGCTTGTCAATAGCTTCATCTGCATACCTCCTTTTTTATATCTCAAAGGCATCTCCACAGAGCTTGTATCTGACTTGATACGCCTCTGTGGCAACCTCTGGAACCACTCCGTTATCGGATTCTGCCGACCGGACACTTACTTTTGGATCTGTGCCTGTCAATTTACTGTGATAAATGTGTCCTTCCCCTTCTGCTTCTGCATTAATTTCCACGGATGAATACCTAGCGCTCGCCTGCGTATTTGGGTATATTCCTGTTTTGACATGTTCACCCGTGTTTGGATATACAACCGAAAGTCCTCTTCCTTGTCCTGATACATCAATGTTATTATCCAACAGTTCCATTCCAACGCTTGTGATAGGATATTGACCGGATTTATGCATTTCACCAGTTAGAGGTACTTCTGTTTTGCAATAATCAGTTGACGGAACTACATCTATTCCTATTTCTGAAAGTCCAAGGCCGGTACTTACCATCGGTGTTGTACCGCACTGAGTATACGATGTCTTCCATTTTTGTGTATGACCGCATATCTCTATTCTGGCAAGCGATGTGAACGAAAACGTAAACGCCACATGAGACTGCTTAATCTCTTTTAATTTCTTTATCGCAGCTATAACATCAACCGAATTTTCGCCGGGTTCAATCTCGACTGTAAAAGTATTGATAGGTGTATTTTCATCATTTACACGAATCTTTCTTCCGATTATATTTTCCAGTATTTTTTCCATCATATATGGATTCATGGGGGCTCTGGTATTCCTTTTTTCCAGTATGAGCCTTCTGCGTTCTTCGTAAGTCAAATTCTCTCTTACCGGAAGGCCGTATTTCTCCTCATGATACCGGAGCCCCCATGTTGCCGTCTCAGGAAATGCCTGATATGGGAGTTCCTCTTCAATGCGGAGATGTGCATCGTCCATCTCTTTCCCCATTACCTGAAAGATCCATTTTCCCACATAGGATTTTCCATAGAATTCATTTCCTGTTATGTATCCCATCATCTTTTTGGCAGATTCAGATGTCGGAAAATTTTCTATATTCATAAAATCCCTCCTAACTGAAATCCACGTTTTCTGTCGCTGGGTACTCTCCCTTGTCTAAGACTATGTTTTCTTCACTCCCGTTTATCAAAAACGTATCGAAGTCAGACACTCCAGGAATATCCGTAATAAGGGGGCGAATCTGGTTATAAATCAGAACTCCATCGAATTTTGATTCTGAGTATTCCTGTAGGACAAGATTTTTAAAAGCGCTTATAATTGTAGGTATGTCTGTCGTTTCATCATAAACTAAGCCAGTACATGTATATGACACATTTTTAATAGTAGCCGGAACTATGGTCAGCTCTGCGCTTCCTGTAGGGAGCAAACGCTGCGAACGATCATTTGGAGAAACAATATGGTCATATACATCTTGTATCAATCGCTCATTGGCCGGAGATCCATTTGAGTCTACAATTATAAGCTTAACCGTTCCTGGTCCATTCCATGTTGCATCCACGATGCAATCTCCCACTCCAACCACTTCCTTCGCCCATCGGATATAATCAGCATCATTTCCAATATAGCTTACTCCTTCCTGCGTACACTTTTCTTCTATTCTCTGCCGCAGAGACTCGTCACTTTCTATGTCCGTACCACCAGTAATCGCTTCAGAATTTTTTACTGACGAAACGCCCTTTATGTTATTCAGCAAAAATTTTATTGTGTTCGCATTTGTATTAGACTCTTTTCCAGGCTCAACAGCAGTCACTGAGATTTCAACTATACCATCATCTGGTATTGCCATGGATTCATCAGATGAATATTCCAACGCCGGAGATACATCTGTTGCCTCCGTACAAAAAATTGTTCCGTTCGGAATTATGGTTCCCGGATCTCCGGTAACATCGATTTTACCGCTTGCATAACCAGCCGGACGGCGTTCTATGCCTGCCGCTGCTGCGTGTAGATCGAGCCAATCGTCCCACGCCCACATCGGAAACATGAGCATGAGCGTCCGGACCATATGAAACTGAATCAGTTCTGACTTTTCAATCGCCGTTGGCATTGTAAAATCATAAGGGAATCCTCCCAGCATATCATCAATACCTTCCGGAAGTTCGCTCATCATCCTCTGCTGTATTTCCTCCGGCTCGCTATAACCCACGAATTCCGGTGGCGTAAATTCTTTACTCCATGCATTCACTCATTTCACCTCCTCGCTATATTGAAACTTTAAACTCGTCAATATCCACTCCCTTAACAACGAACGAAACACTTACAGCATCGCCATTCCAAACAAATTCAAATTGCCTAACATATTCCGTCCTTGGATTCACCATCAACGCCTCCGATATTGTTCTCTCTATCGCGGACTCAACCGCCTTTTCACTGTCCTCTGCCAGAGCCTCGTTCAATTCAGTTCCAATTTCGTCTGGATAAGCTGCGCAGTCATATCGCTGTGTAAGAGCCATTTTGCAACACCATACTTTATACCCTTCCACGCCATCGCACTGCTCCATCTGCCCTTTTCCATTGAGGAC